CCCCGAGTGCGCCGCTCCGCGCTATCAAGCCCCGCAATGACTTTTTCGATCCCGCGATCAAACCCATCAACAAAGGCAGTAACAACAACTTTAACTTCTTGGTCTGCCATTGTCCGCCTCTATCATTTGCCGCAATTCAAGAATATCATCCCCAGTAAGATCAGTTTCGCGCGCTTGCGGCCCAAGGGTTTCAAGTAACCACCAAAAATCTTTGGGCCGCATTTTCCAAAACTCGGACGGGGGAACGTTCAGCTTTGTAACGGCAATTTGAAACGCCGCCTTTACGAAACGCTCTCCTTTTTTCCGTCACCGCCCCCCTCAGGCGCACCGTTCATTAGGATTTCAACCAGCGTTGAAATGGCGGTGATCACAACGGATGAATCACCAGCGCCGCTTTTCATTTGCGCCGTGATGGATTCCCAAACCTCAGAGTCCTTAACCCGTGCGCCCGCACTGCGTAGCATCAAGCCATAAACTGCCGCAATTTTTGTGAACTTTGGGTTTGCTGCAAGCCCGCCCAGATCAGCAAGCGTGATAATATCCTCTACGTCGCCCGCAACTTTAAATGTCTGCGTGTCGCTGATGATGTATTTAACCCCGCCCCATTCCAGATCAATCTGCATTATGCGCCCGCCGTGCGAACCCATGGCCCGCTGGACTGGAGTGTTGCGGTGAAGGTCACCTCCGCGTCATGCGTCCCCGTGTTTTCAAACGATGCCAAATAAACATCACCCGCCAGGGAATCGCCATTGGGGTAATCAATCGTGATGTCGGTCAAAAGCTTTGACGTTACTGTGTTAGTCGCAATATCCAATAGAACTTCGCCAACCAGAACGCCAGAGGCGCTGATTTCAAACGATTGCGCACCCGCAAAGCCAGCCAAACGGCGAAAGCCCGCGTCGTCATCATTCGTGATATCAACAGGCGCGCCGTCAAAAGAAACGCTTTTCTCCCGCACACCCGCCAAAACAACATCATTTTTTTTAATTAAAAACGCCCGCCCAGAACTCGCAGCCATCACAGCCTCCTATGGTTATTTGTTACGTTATAGCACGATCATTGCGGCAATGATAGAACCCTAAATCTCAATATCCCGTGCCGCGTCTTTCCGTCTGGGTCGCGCTGGAATTCTATGCTTTCGCACTCGGTATTAATCCAGCCCGCAAATACCAATGCCTGCCGATGCAGCAGGCCATATACTACCTTGGCGATTGCCTCGCATTGCGAATTGTTTAGCCGCGACCAAATATCAACCTGCACAATGGCGCTGGTGCCGTTATGATCATCGGTATTAAACCCGATATCTGTGACCTGCCAGAACGACACATACGGGAAATGCGCAGCGCTGCCGCTATCATCAACCTGCGGTGCCGCCTCGTGAAAAACGGCGGGTAATGAATAGCCAGACGCCAGAAGGCCAGTCAGGCCAGTAACATTTAACTTCGTGAATATGGCAGAACGTAATGCCGCTGGGTTCATTTGCCGCGCCTCAAAATTGCCTTTTCAACACGCGCCGTCAGCTTGGGCCGCGCCAGCTCCACGGCAGGCGTCCAGCTTGGGCGTGGCTTGATATGCGCCGTTCCGAACTCAAGATAGGCCGCGTATGCCAATCGGCTGCCAACCGTTGCGCTTGGCCCTGTGCCCTTGTCGAAATAGATGGATGACGCCAGAACGCCAGTATCCGTTGCAGGCGCTTCACCCGCTGCGGACGCTTGATGATTGCCGTATGTCTTGCCTGTTTTCGGCCCGCGCGATATGCGCTTTTTCACGTCAGTGACAACCTCAAGCGCTGTTGCCACTACCGCATTGTCAATGTCTTTCAATACTGCCGCGCTGAAATCGTTAAACCAGTGGCCAGCGCCCTTAAAATTGGCGTCAAGGGTTATAGTCATACCGCCACCCCACCAGATAAATCAATTTCAAGCCATTTGTTCGCAAAATCAACATTGTTCACAAAGCGGATATTATATGCCACGCCGCGCACAACAGTTCTATCCCGCTCAGCTATTCCAGAAAAATATCGCACCGCAATTCGATAGCTTGCCGTTGCTTCAACCCGCGCAGACGCCCAGCGCTCTGACCCAGACAGGGCCTTGATAGACCCGCGCGACGGCGCGCCCGCGATTGTCGCCCAGACAGATGTGGACCCGCCAACGCCGTCAGCGACAAGCGTTTCGCGCTGGAATAACACCGCCTCGGTCAGCATACCTGCCGTGTATTTGCAGCAATTAGCCATCAGACCTTAACCACCCGATACCGCCCAGCAATTTCAGCAGCGCCGCTTGCGGTATATGCGTCTCCCGTGCTGCATCCGTCGCCTCGGTGCGAATACATATAGGCAACCATTGTCCGAATTGCCCGCCTTAATGGGGCTGGGACAAGCGCAGCAGTCGCATACCCAGCAACGTAATCAATCTGGATCCCGCCCATAGCGCGAATACCAGACGGCAGGGCCGCACCGCTTTTCAGGCCCACACGGCCATATACCTGCGCTGTATCAATGTCAAAATTTGACAGATCAAACGATGCAGATTCAGGCGCAAAAACATTCACCGACGAAATCGAAACAAGCGGATATTTCGGCAATTCAACCCAAGCCCGTGACGCTGTCAGCGCCCCGATTGCACCATCCCGAACGCCGTCCCACCATTCGCCGCGCGACTGCGGCCACGCGTCAAGCGATAGCCGCCATGTTTGCCGCGCCATTGCCACGCCCGTGACCGCCTCAATTTCTTGGCGCGCCTCGGTAATAAAGTCAGTCAGCAAAACATCATCGCACGTCACATCAAGCGCCAACTGCGCCCGAACCTCGGTCAGGGTTACAGGCTCGAACGTTGGCGGCGCAATCAATACACTGCCCCGCATTGCATGCAGCGTATACGACGGGTGCAGGCTCATTTGCGCCCAGCCTTGCGCTCAAGGCGCGGCGTTACTTTGGTTTCATCGGCAGGGTTAAATCCGACACCAGCCTGCATTGCCATATCAGCAACACGGCCAGAAACCACTTCACCCGCTTTCAGGTGAACCGTGGTATGCCCATACGGGGCGCAACTAAAATCTGCAAAAAGGACAATTTCCATGGCGCACTCCTAGGCTTTGGATGGGGGCGGCAACACCGCCCCACACCAAAACTTAGGTGGTGGCAAGCGTGACGCCAGCAGTCGCGGTTGGCGCGACATATGGCTTGCCTAGCACCGCAAACAGGTTAACAACCGCCGCCGTGCCAGTGGTGCCAGTGAATACGCCGCGCACATAGGTCTTGCCGCCAACATACCCCAGACCGCCAGCAACTTTATTGCCCTCGGTATCCAAGACAACCGAAACCGTTGGGCCATTCAAAACATCGGCTGCGGAACAATCAACAAAATCAGCGCCGACAAGGGTATCACTGTGTTGCAGTTTCAGCGTAAATCCTGCCGCCGTGCCCGCATCGGTGATAGCGCCTGTTTCCAAATACAGCGACAGAGCGTCAAACCCGCTGCGGTCAAATGCGGCGGAATTGTTCGGCGTGGTACCAGACAGCGTTTGCGGCGCGCCCTTGATCGCCCGAGTGTTAGAAATTAGATCACGCATGGTTTACCCCTTTATGCGTTAATGTTGCGGGGCGGCAGGTTCACCGCCCCGTTAGTTATTATGCCGAGAACTCGACCAGCTTCAAGGCGTCGCCGTTCACCAGCATACCACCGACGCGCTTGCGGCAATAGAAGCCAACAAACGGCTTATAGCTGTAGGGGTCACGCAAGATAGACAGGCCGCCCTTTTCGGCAATCTGATACGCCTCGCGCATATCGCCAACAGCGATAGACAGCGAACCAGTGGCCGCGTCGGGCATATCCTCGAAGGACGCAATGCCGTAGCCCAGCAACGTGCTTGGCTGACCCGCCGCAATACCTGGTTGCCACAACATCGAACCGTCGGTGTTCTTCAACAAGCGGACCTTCGCCATGGTGCTGCGATTCATGAACCAATTTGCATTGGCGCGATAATCGCCTTTCAGGCCATAAAGCGCATTGATCAGAACATCCGCACCGTTTGGTGCAGCGGCAAATGCGCCATTTACGCCAGTCTTGTAGCGCGTGATCGAATTGGTCAGGTCAGAACCATCTGGATAGGTCAAGAAACCACGCGGGCGACCGACGCCACCGCCAGAAACAAACGCCACATTCTCGCTGCGAGAAATCTTTTGCGCAACCTTGTCCATCAACCAGCTTTCAATCGACACATATGCGTCATCAATCAACTGCTGCGATGCCTTAACAATGGTGCGCATTTCATTCAGCGGGAAGCGCCATTCGCCAATTTTCGGCGTTGCGCCCTCGGAAGGGGTTTCGGTTTCGCCCTCCCAGAAAGTTGATGCCTCGTTATTGTCATAGGTGCCGCGCAACTCCGCGCCGCTGATTTGCTGCACGCTGGCATAGGCCCGAATTGCCGACGTTTCGTAAACCTTTTTCACGATACGCCCAGACATATCAGGGGTTACAAAATAACCGCCGTCTGGGTCAGATCCGACCGAAAGCGCTTTTGCCGAATCTGCCGAAAGAATCTTTTCATCCTTACGGATAAAATCATCAAACGCCGCCTTATAAGCGGTCATGGCCTTTGCGTCAAAGCCTTCAACACGATTGCCGCGCTTTGCTGCAATTTCGTTCGCCCAGTCAGCAGCCCTTTGGTCCAGATCAACAGCGCCGTTGCCCTGATCAACACCAGCGCGCTGCATCCGCTTGACCGCCAAAACGGCCTCTTCGGAAATCTTTTGCGCGGCCTCAAGGTCAGCTTCGATCTTTTCAAACTTAGCCTTGGTTTCTGGGCGCTCGCCGCCAAGGGATTTAACCTCGGACGCCAATTCCGCGATGGTGGCCTTTTGCGCCTCCCATGCGAAGTTAAGCTTATCGACAGCCAGCGCCGCCGCCTTCATGTCAATTTCAGTCATTTAACTTCTCCGTGATTTGTGTGAGTTTGTGTAGAAAGGCTTGCGCCTCGCCATCAACCGCGCCCACGTCACGTGTCGCTTTCAGGCCCTTAAAGCCGTCGGCAAGCAATGCCTTGGCCTCTGACTGACTGAACCCCAATACGTCGCGCATTGATTTTTCCAGCAATCGAATATCAAACGCGCCATCAGCCGACTTTATCGACGTTACGACGGCGCTGGGGAGCATTGGATTCGTCACAATGCTAATTTCAAATAGTTCAACCTCATCAAGGCGGCGGATACGACCGCCTGCCTCCTGTGTCGATTCAATCGTGCGGTATCCGATGGATACCCCGTCAATAGCGCCAGCCTTCAACAGCGCGATTGCCTCAGCGCCGCGCCGCACTTCATTGAGCAGCCGCCCCTTGAAAAACAACCCGCGCTGATCCTCTGCAATTTCGTCAATGACGCCAATAGGCTCGCCCATGTCGTGCTGCCATAACAGTTTTGGCTTGCGAACACCCAGCGACTTGGTGAAAGCCCCGCGCGAAACCACATCAAGCCCCAGATCGACAACATTAAAAACAGAGGCATAACCCTCAAATGCGCCGACATCATCGGGGCTTTTCTTTAACTCAAAAGCAGCGGTTTTGACCTGCATATTCATAAATCGCCCTCAATTTCTGCCACGTTATAACATAACGCTTAGTCTAATACAATAAACCCAATCGTGCAGCGGCAATTTATCACTTCATCCGCTGGGCCGTTAGGGTCCCCCGCAAACATCAGCCGCGCGTCGCCTACAATAAATGGCTCGTCCATCCCCACGATTTGACCATCCGCAGCCGCGTGACTTGCACGGGTTCGCCCGTCCTCTGCCGCAATCCACTCCCTGCGCAAAGGCAAGCCAGTTTCTTTTGCCGCTGCCGTTGCGCCATAATTTGCAGCGCCATGAACCTCGGTGCGGGCAATCATTGCAGCGCGGGCTTTAGAAAATGCGGGAACCAGCGCGCGGATGTATCCCGCAACGCCTGCCTGCCCAAGTCCATCCGCATAGCCCTTAGCGACCGCGCTAACGATATTATCCCGCGTTGTTTCAGCTATTGACGCTATTCGCCGCCGCACTGCCTCAGAGGCAATATACCGAAGCGCAAGCACCGCCATTGTTTCCGCGAACCCCTTGGTTTCAAGCGCCAATCCAGCATCCTTACCTTGCTGCATCACGCGCGCGCCAAACACCGCAACGGTTGCAATCGCCATGGCATTAAACGCCTGCACCAGCGCTTCATTGTGCCCGCGCGCGACAGGCACAATGCCCGTATGCTCGAACACATTGGCCATATCAGTCATTGACCGCCGCAGTTCAGCGGCCACCCGCGCGCGGAATTGGACTTCCAAGCGCCCCATCAGCGCCACTTGCCGCCGTCCCTCGCGGCGCGGGTTTTGGTCAATTAGCCTTCGAACCATAGACCCACGCTTTCATATCTGCCGTATCGCCTAGCGTATCCGAACCAGACAGGGCCGATGCAAGGCCGACCTGCGATGATGGCACCAGAACCTCGTCACCGCCCGCGATAGGTTCAAAGCCCTTTAGCCCTCGCCGCTCGTTAATTGTTAAATCCGTTGCCCTGTCCGCCATATCCCACAGTCGCGCCTTCTTCTCGACAATCGCGGGGACGTGATCCATATCTGGGCGCAACTCGACGCCATACGGCTCAGCGAGCCATGTGTTCCAGTCCGCCGTGATAAGGTCAAGCAGCGGGATCACCGTGTCTTCCCAAAACGCCAGTCGCGCCTCGGCATAGTTTGTATATGTGTTATCGCCTGGAATGCCCAAAAGCTGTGGGGGGACGCCAAGGCCAAGTGCTACATCGCGGGCGCTTGAATATTTGGCCTCAATAATTCCCATGTCGGTTGGCGAAAGGCCCATCTGCCTCCAATCAAGCCCGCCTTCCAATAGCATGGGCCGCCCCGCGTTTTTTGCGCCCGAATACTGGCCCTCAATTTGCGCCTTTAGCCGATCAAACTGATCATCAGCCATTGGCGTATCAGACGTTGAAACCAATGCCCCGCTGGGCCGCGCGCTGTTCTGCAATAGGGACTGCATCCATGACATTGATTCATTGTGCTGATCAATCGCATAAGATGCCGCCTCAATGGGTGAAAGGCCATACCAGTCATCAAGCGGGTTAAACGCTTTGATATGCCGAACATCGCCTTCCAGAGTTACGGGATCCACATCGAACTGCACACGCTTGCCATTTGCCTCGTAAATATACCCGCTGGGGAACCCATTGCCCCCTTGCATCACCTTCACGCGGTCTGGGCGCAACTGATACAGCTCGCGCACCTTGCCGCCCACTGCGACGCGCTCCTCATACCCGTTGCCAGAAATCATAAAAAAACCGATTTTTGCGCGCATATATTGGGGGCCAGACTGTGCTGGGTTTGGGCTTTTCAGCAATGCCAAAAGCGGATGGCCCGTCAATTCCTTATCGCCGCGCCAGACCGTCCAGCGCACAGACGCAACCGCATCGGAAATTTTACTGATAGACTGATACGCCACCACGTTTTTGCGGAAACCTTCATCGGCAAACGCGGCGTAGTTACGGCCAGACCATGCGGGCTGCCCCATAGACACAATCATTGTACTGCCCGCGCGGCTTTCTTTCGTCTCGCGTGTAAACAATTTTGGAAACTTCATATCGCGTCCTTGCTGGTGCGGTTGTGATAACATAACACCCGCGCACCGTTTTGGCTATAGGGTGCGAATTGACGGCGTTGCGGTGTCTATTGGGAAGAACGCCATGACGACCGCATCCGCAAGGTTTGGCGACTTTGTACCTGATGGTGACTTATCAACCGACAATTTCAATGCCCCCGTGGTTTTACTTACTGTAGCCTGTGCAAGCTCTTTTTGCAACTGCCGCAATTTAGGCATATCAGACGGCAGGCTGATCAGGTCATCGGGGTTGAATTGCAGGCCCTCGGTGATAGCCCTATGTGTTCGCTCAAACCGCAGCCGCAACTGCC